AGCCGTCACCGCGCCTTCAGGCGAGCCGCTTCCGTAGAAATCACACACGTTGGTTATGTAGCAAGTCTTTACCGTCCACACGGCAGAGGGACGAACGCTTGAACTCCCCATTTCGCGGGTGTTGTCTGCGCCCGGAACTAAATGCCCGCTCGTGTTTACTTGCCACCAGGTTGTACTGCCGTTGCTGCTGCGAAAGGCATGCGCACCAGAATCGTAAAACGTGGAAAACCCGCTGGCATTGCGGATAGTGAAATCAGACGGGCTTCCCGTGCCCGCAGTAGCGAAAACAATTAAAGTCGGCGTGATCCCCAGTCGCTCGTAATTCGAGTCATCGGTATAGCTCTTGTACACCTGAAATGCCTGTGATGTCGTTCCGTTTCTCTGCGCCATCGTATTAGCATCCACGCGGAAAAGAGGCGAGTTTGCAAACGTGGTGGAATTCGAGCGATAGGGGATAGCGGTATCGGTGCTGTTGATCGTCAGTGAACTGCCGCCGCAAGTTGTACCTGCATCAACCAGGTTTCCTGACGCATCAAATTTCGCGCAGTTGTTATTAGTGAGCGTGCCCGACGTGAAGGCCATCGTGCCGTTGCGGTTCGGAACAGCGATTTCACGGTCAGTGCCTGTCGAGACGCCTGACACGTTGAAGTGAAATCGCTTCGTGGTGTCAACATTGTCGGTGAAGATTTTGTTGCCCCGGAACAGGAGGCTCAAAGCTTGGTTATAGGCAGGACGCACATAGTCAAATGAGCCGGAGGGATTAGCAACGACGCTATAACTGGTACTGGCTGTGTTGGTCACTAACCGCCACTGCTCCCCGTTACCATTGTTCATGGCGATGACATCGTAGGTAGCGATATTGGGAATGGCAGCCCAGGAGAGATCAATTTTGTTAGTTGAATCAAGCGTGGCGTTGGCGGTGCTTGTACAAGTCGGGTACGTCGCTTTCGTCTTATTCCCTGCACTATCCAGACCCACGATAGCGAAACAATGCTGCGTACTGCCGCCGTGCGTGCCGGACAGCGCAAGATTTGGCCGGTTCGGGTTTTGGGCTGTGACTTCCACCCCGCCGCCTAGACAAACCGTGCCGGGCGTGCAGTCCACAAACGCAGTGGCCGCGTTATTTGACCCGCCTTCTACTACCGCGAGGGGAACAGTCAGTCCGTTGATGATGCCGCCTATGCCATTTCCCGCACCTTCCGTGGCGTTGGCGACGAATTGCTGACCGTTGATTGCGACCGCGCCAAACGTTGCCCAGTTATCGTAAAGAGTTTTGGTGGTTAAATTGTAATACGTGACGTGGTTGAACTTCAGCGAAGCCTGCGCGCCCGTATTCGTAGAGCGAAAAACATAAATGTTATTCGTCGTCCAGGGCGCACCGAGTTGATGATGAAACCCGCCGATAAAGGTGTTATCAAGCTCTAACGCCTGTCCCGCCGAGCCTAAATCAAATAGTGGCTTGCTGAGCGTGGCAAGGTTGGTTACGTTCGTGTCTCGGTCATAGCGACCATTTTTGAACTTGATTGGCTGACCGCCGCCTGTCACGACTAATACTTGTTCAAGTCCCTCAGACTCTTCTTCGATTTCGATAGGTTCACCGGCAACGCCAATTCTGTGACCGATGTTGTTGTACCCGTTATGTCCTTTTTCAACCTTATAACTGCCAGCCGCCAAATCAACACCAATGGCGCACTGAGAAATGACGGTGTCAATGATTTTGATCGCCTTCACATTAGCATGTCTGATCTTGATCCCGGTTCCGGTGTTCCCTGATCCTTCCCAGGGGCCGAATTGCAAGCCGCCGCGAATGTGGCAACTGATGATTTTATGAAATTCATCGTTATTACCGTTGGCCGCGTTGCCAATATCCACCGCGATGAAATTGGCACGGTTCCCTTCGCCATAAATCGTCACGTCGTAGAGCGTGTTGCTCGTACTGATGTCGCCTGCCGTGCCGCTGCCATTATCAAAATACACGCCCTTGTCAACCAGCCCGCGCGCTGACAGGAAAATCTGCGAGAAAGTCGAATTGCGCACTCTCCCTAAGTGCAAAATCGTGCCGCCCGCAGCGCCATCATAGACAAGTGACGTGATATGGTCAGCAGACGTGTTCACGTCGCCAACAGGGGCCGCTCCGATGACCTGAATTTGTCGCCGGTTGTTGATCGCCCATTCTGCCGTGATGCGCGCCGCCCCCGCCGGCAAATGAAGAGTTGAGCCGTTCGGTAAAACGTCCGCAATTTTCGCCGCGACAGTAGAATTGTCTGTGCCTGTCGTGCCGTTCCAGTCGCCGCGCCAGCCCCACCACCCGGCGTGAAAGACGTTGCCGCGCAGTGCGTCCATCGCTGGGTTCATCGCCGACGCATTACAACCGCCCGTGCAGTCCACGCCGCCGAAGATGACGCGGCCCGTGCCGGTCAGGGTGAAAATCCTTTGATTCGGGTCAGCAATTGGCGTGCGGCGAAAATCCACAATGACGCCATTATCAACATTCAGCATCCCCGTGTTCGTGAACTCGACGGTGATGTTTTTCGTGATCGTAACATTGCTCGAAATCGTGAGCGGTTTGGAAACGAGTAGCCGCGCCTCATTCGTTGTTCCCATCGCGGTTACAGCCGCCGCTAAGGAAGCCCACGACTCCACGCCGTAATGCCTGCCGCCGTAATCAATGATCGGCACAGTGGCCTTGATCTCTGTTGAAGAGACTTGCAGGCGCGTCGTGCCTTGCGTCTGAATCACTGTGACTTCATTGCCACTGCTGTCGGTGTCGCTGCCAATCGTGGTTGTGCCCGTATTGGCAACGCCGCCTGTCGCGCCCGTGATGCCGGTCAGCCCTGAGCCATTGCCGACGAAATTATTTGCCGTGACCGTGCCACTGGCTGTGATGTTTGCCGCCGTCGCCGTGCCTGTCAGCGTGGGCGCTGCGATAGTTGGCGAAGTGCCCCGCACAATCGAACCGCTGCCCGTTGCGGTGTTGCCGAGCAGTGTCACGTTACCGCTCAGGCGTCCGTCTGCGACCGTGCCGGCAAGGTTTCCGGCAGGGATGCTTGTCAGGTTGGAAGCATTCAGCGCGGGCAGCGTGCCACTCAGATTCGCGGCGTTAAGGTTCGTGATCGCGTTACCGTTGCCGCTCAGCGTCGTAGCAGTAAGCCCGCCCGCAACGGTAAGGTTGCCGCCCGATTCACTGACGATGGAACTAACAAAAGTAGTACCGTTGAAAAAAATCAGCTTGCCGGTCGTGAGCGAGGGGAACAGTGCCGCCGTAGTAGCGGCTACTACTGCGGTCGTCAAAGCGTCCACTTCAGCTTTGCTGGCGAAAGTGTAGCGGGCTGCCAAGTTCGTATCCGTGACGCGATAGCCGTTCAAAGAAATCGTTGTTGTGCTGGCCGGAATATCGTAGATGCCGAGCAGTTGCACTTGCCGCTTGGCAGTGTCTTCAAAATTGACTTGGTAATACTGCACCGGGCTTAGGCTGCGCGACGGGTACACTTGAATATCACAGACACCACTGCTGTTGAGCGTGCAGGAAACGCTGCTTTTAGGCGCAATCAAACCCGATGGGCTTTGCGCGACTTCCGAGAGAATGAAAGTCACCTTACCCGCGCGCGGGTTGCCGCCAGGATCAAGGAACGTATGCACGATGCGCGTCTTGGCCGCAGTCACAGTGATGCTAACTGTTGCCGTGTTGGAGTCCGCGCCGCCTGACGTGACTTTGTAAGTAAACGAATCGCTGCCCGTGTAGCCTGCCGTCGGCGTGTAGACCACTGCGCCAGTGGAAGCGTTCAGTTGCGACAACGCGCCGTGACTTGGGCTGCCGACGATTGAGAATGTCAAGGCTGTGCCGTCGCCGTCGCTGCCCTGTAGTTGGATAACGCTCTGCACAGTGACGGGCACGGCTGCCGAGAAACTGACGGCTACCGGATCAACCCACGAAGCGGCCAAAACAGGCCGATGTAACTGCGGAGTGAGCAGTGCGACAATGAGAAGTTTAAGGAAAAGATTTTTCATACTTAGTCAGTCAAATTAGTTCTTGCGGGTTGTTGCCGTTCGCGTCTTACGATCTGGCACTTCTTCCGTGCCCGCCTCGGTCTGCGGTTTGGCGGCGCGTTTCTTGCGCCGCTTGCGGGTTTTCTTTTCGAGCCACTTGCGCAAGAAATGCGTAACCAGCAGGGAGAGAACTGAGCCGATAAGCGTCGCCGTGATTTGCAGCGCCGCCCCGTTCACGCCGTCAGGCGCGGAAGGGACTAGCAGCGTAGTCAGCCCCAACACCACTCCTAAGATTGTGCTTCCCGTTACGTCCATGATGTGCATGTGCATCGTCTGTCTTCGTGTCATAAAACCTCACAGGCTTGGGGAGCGGTGAGGGGAAACTGTTAAGGGAGAGGCAGTCTTAATGAAGTTTATTTCAAGGTCTTCGTTCTCCCCTTCTTCGTGACCTTCACGCTGATAGCCGCGCCGTCGCCGCTGTGGTATTCCGACTTATAAGCATCGTACCTGTCCCACAGCGATTGGATGTTACTGTCGCGCAGAACCGAGATGAGCTTGATTGCCGCTGCCGTGCTGATAGAAACAATTGCGCTGACTTCGCCCGGCCTGATGCTTGGGTTTGGGTTGCCTTCGTGTTTCGCGTCCTTATTGATGAGCGTTTGCGCTGGCGGCTGCGGCGGCTTGATCTGATCTATCAGCGCCTTGAACGCGGGGATCGTGTAAAGCGCCACGTCCAGCCACTCACGAAAGCGCGGGTCAATGTCCTGCTTGATGAGCGGCGCGAGCGCCTGAGCCTCGATCAAAGCGTTGGTCAGCAACTTATCCCACTGCCGCTGCGTGTCCGCGTCAAACTTACCAGCGCGAATGTCGCCAGCGATTTGCTCAACAGCGGATTCGGTTTTGTCGCACACCTGATCCACTTTGTTTTTTACGTCCTGCGACACATCGTTGCTCTGACGCAGCACGGCGATGATGTCTTTCGCTGCCTTGAGTCCGACAGGCGCACTGGCAATTGCGCGGACAAGGCGCACCTCTTGGCTGGGCTTGTTGCACGAAGGCGCTGCCACTGCAATGAATAGAATTGAGAGTGTAAGAGCAATGGAGATTAGTTTTTTCATTTTGGTTCCTCTTTTCGTTCTAGTACGGGCCGCTGCTTACCTGCGACAGCGGTTATTTCGGTTTCCTGTCCTTGATGTATTGCGGTTCTGGTCGCTTGGTGTACGGCTGCGGTTGTGTTTCAGTGAAATCTGCTGGCCGCGTCCTACCTTGTTTCTGCTCCGCTGGCAGGGCGTCAAAATCCGCCTGCTCGCGCTCGCGCTGAGTCTTTCGCGCCTGCCAATCCGCCCGCTCTTGCTCGCGCTGCAATCGTTTCGTTTCTTCGTCGGTGTCCCAATCGCGGATTTCGTTGGCCGGAAGGTTTTGCAGCGCGATAAACGTTTTGCCGCTCAATCTTTCCAGTTCTCGAATCACGCCCAGCCAATCAACGCTCATTTCCTTGCCGATGTAGACGTTCTTGGAGTAGTAACTGAACGGGATGGCAGGGTCAGTCTGTGATGGCTGAAAGAGTGTGAAATTGTGCGGGCTGAAGGTTGTCACGTTCCCTGCCTCATCCCTAACACGCGCCTCTGCCGAAGTCGAAACGTCCTCACTGTAAATCCGAATCCCGTCCGTTACTGACGCAGTGGGCGCAGTGCCGTTGTAAATGTCAAGCGAAGATTTTTCGCTGATATTTACCGCATTCGCGCTGTTGATTTTGAATTGCGCAATGGGAACGCTAGGGCTGGCGGCTGTATTAGCAAGCAGTGCGACGGCGGTATTATTTACTGCCTTCACCTCTAAAGTCGCATTAAAAGTTGAGCCGCGATGCCCGATTCCGACTTGCCCGAAAACATCCAGCCCGATATTGTCCGCGCTGCCGGTGCCGATAGTGGTCGTAGAGTTAAACTGCAACCGGCGTGAATCGTCATAGTAAAACCTTGCAATTTCAAAGGTGCCGAAACTCCCATTCCCCGCCGAAAACACTACCGCCCCTTGACGTGATGCATCAGTTGCCGTTGTCCAGATTGCGTCAACCGCCGCAATCTCCCTGTCAGTGGTAGTAGTTGATTCACCCTTGAATAGCAACCTTGTGCCGAAATTCGCTGCTGGCGTACCGCTGGTGTTGTGACCAATCGTAAGAAGTGTGTTGACAGCGTTCGTGATACCTGTATTCGCTGTCCACGTCGTTGTGTGCGCGGACATGTCAAGAGATTGATTACCCGCCGGGGATGTAATTGCATCCCAAGAGCTACTACCCCCGCCCCCGCCCGTCGCGCTCAGCGTGCCGCCGCTCAAGCTCAGTCCTGAGCCGATGCTAATTTCCTCTACATCCCCACTGCCTGCCGTGCTACGCCCTAGAAGCTTATTCGTGCTGATGTTTTGCAACTTAGCGAAAGTAACAGCATCGTTGGCGATGGTCGCTGAAATCGCAGTAGCGCCACTGCCAGTGACATCGCCGCTAAGCGTGATCGTCTGGTTGCCAGTCAAATAAGTGTTAGTATCGAGTGACCAAGTATCGGCAGCCGTTTTGCGCAGTAGCCCGCTTGTCCCAGACAAGCCAGCAACCGCCGTCAGGTCGGCATCGAGCGCCTGTGCGTCCGTGATTCCGTAGCCGCCGAGAGTGGTCGGCTTGGATGTCAAGCTCGCAAACGTGTGCGCGTGACTTGCGCCCGCATAGGTCGCGCTCAGGTCAGGAATGTCTGCTGCTACCAATGCCCGAAACGTCGGAGCGGCTGCGCTGCCCGTCGTTGGCCCGGCGAAAATGCGATTGGCTGATTGCGCAGACAGCGAGAAAGTGAGCGCAGGCGTCGTGGTCGCATTGGCAACGCTGCCCGTAAACAATGGCGAAAGGTTGCCCGCGCTGAAGCTCGTCACCGTGCCACTGCCGCCGCCCGCCGCACACGTGGCCCATGAAAGAGCCGATCCGTTCGTTGAAAGGCACTTGCCCGAATTGCCGGACTGAGACGGGAAACTGATTGATGTTGAAACCGACGTGACTGGCACGAGAGTATTAAAATCCGCCGTCGTCGCGTCAGGGATGGCGAAGCAAGTCCCCGTCGTTGGATTACGATTCAACCCTTCCACCGCCGCGTAAAAACACGCCGTAGAGCCTCTGCGTAAATAGAAATCAACTTCGCCGTCCGCGTTGGACGCGAAGGACTGCGGCGCTGCGACAACCAGCACGCCCGCCTTCACCACGCGCAACACTTTCACCTGCACGTTTGCGGCAGGGACGCCCGGCAACATCGGCTCAAGCGTGCCCGTGACGTGGCAATACAGGTCACTGTCAGGCTGCGCGAGCGATGGCAGCGAGAACAGCGCGAGCAGGAATGTAAAAAGTAATCGATTCATCGCCTATAAATAGATTCGCCGTCTTCAGGCCCGCGCTTCGGCACGAAGCCTTTAGGCAGGCGCGCGACGTAGGGCAGTCTTGCCGATGAGCCGTCAGGGTTTTTGTAAGCCATAACCGCGAGCATAAGCGCATCGCCTACACTTTTAAGAAGCTCAGCAATCCACATATACTCAGCGGGCACGGCGCTGACTTTGAGGCTGGTCAACACCAGAGAAAGAATTATTAATACAAATAACAGACGGTTGTTCATTGTTTCGCCTTTAGAAATAAAGCCTTCTCAGCCGCGCGCCGCTTCTCAAGCCCTGCCAATCGCCTCTTACCCGCGAATACCCAATTGCCGAACTGGTTGGCCGCTACGGTGTATTCACCGAGATTCAGGAAGCGCAGCAGTGATGATTTTTGAAACGCGCCCGGCCCGATGTTGTAAACAAAACTGACCAACGCGCTGAACTGGTTTTCGTTGAGCGGCACTTTCACCGACTCGCGTACAACCTGCTCAAATCTCGCCACGTCGCCAATCAGCAGCGCCTCCGCCGTAGCCTCGTCAATGCGCCGGCCCGGCGTTACATCGCTGCCTGTGTGCCCGTAGCCAATCGTCAGCACGCCAGCCGGACAGTAATAGGCAGTGAGCCGTAGCCCTTCGTGTTGCTTGATGATTGCCAGTCCTTCGGCATTGACTCCCATAGGCGTAACATTGTCCGTTCTGGCCGCGCTTGATTTCTCTGTTATAGGGGTTCCTCGTAGAAGAATATCGCCAACTCATTACTCCAATCCGTCCAGGGGCCGCTTGCCCCGGTTGACGAATGCCGCACGCGCACGTAGCGCGTTTCGCTGGGCTGCCCCGGCGAACTTGAACGCGAAAACCACCAACTCGTAGATGTGGCGGCAGCGCCCGTGAAAACGAAATCCGTGATTAGGCTGGTGAATCCTGAATCCGTCGCTTCCTGCAAGTGCATCGCGGTCGTGAATTCAGAAAACCCAGTGATGGAAATTGAAATATTCAGCGGGTCGTAACTGGTCTGCGCGATAACTGCCGGGTCGCCCAAGCGCGAGAACAGCACCGTCACGGCTGGCGCGTCGTCCAAGTAGCGCACGTTGGGTACGCCCGCCGCCGAATAGGTCACGGCGCGCAGTTCCTTGTAGCGGTCAGTCGCAGGGTTGTAGTCAATGGCAATGTCCTGCTGGCCCGGCGCGTAGCGGCCAATGAGTGTCGCGTGTTCAAAGGTCACGGGCTTGTCAGTGTCCACTGCCCACACTTCAACCCAAGCGGCGGGCGCAGTCGGGTCAGGATACCAGCGCGCTTTGCTGCAATCGCGGGCTTGCAGGTTGATGCCCCGGCACTTTTTTGCGGTCAGGTCAGCCATGTTCTTTTACCAACGGATGATTTGGCAGTCTCCACGCGCTGCGCCAAAGCCCACAGCAAAGACAGCAACGATATGTGATCCGTTCACCTTTGACGGTGTAGCTCTCTGTCTTTGCTGCGATGTGATAGCCGTTCAGCCAGCATCCAAGTCGTGCTATTGCGTTGCTTAGCTTCCAAATTAACCAATGGATGATTTTTACTTTTGCAGCCATTACGTTGTGACGATTTCCTTGAAAGCAGACACGCCTTTGTGCGTACCACTTGTGACTTGAAAATAAAATCTGATCGTGGTTCCAACTGCCACGTCCAGCGTGCCGCTCGCAACGTCGCCGCTGCCGTCAGCGGTCAGGTCTGCAAGGTCTGCGCTGTTCGTCACGTCGCGCACTTTGACGGTTTGCGACGGGAACGCGACAGGCTCAGTGCCATCCTCTTTGTTGTAATCAACGCGAAAGCCTTGATAGTTACTTGGCATAAATTACGCATCGCCTCTTTTCCACGCAGGCCACTTTTTAACCTCTTTCGCCGTGCGACGAATAAACGCCCAATATTCACGGTCTTGACGCTTCTTCAGTTTGGCAATAAAAGCATTCAACTCGTCACGGCATTTCTCGTCTAAATACTCAATGTCGGATTCAAGTTGCAGGTTGATTCGCATAACTAACTTCCTAAGCTGAAAATGATTCGGTCATTCGTATAGTCCACAGTCCCAAACCCGATTGGGTAAGGGAAGTCCCCCGCGCCGCCGCCAGGATTCGGGTCATAGCCGCCGCCAGGGATATACAAATCCGCAGCCTCTTCTGACTCTACTTGTTCGTAATACTCTTCAGGGTAAGCCTGCGCTGTAATGCGGACGTGCAAATCAGACGTGCGCTCCATATTGCAGATGCGGAAATAACTGAAGCCGTAATCTTCGATCAGCGCCGAGTCAACTTTGATGACTTTGTACTTGTGCAAGTCGAGCGTCTGGCTAAACCACGTCACAAATTCGACGCGGAAATTATTCTTGCGCCCGCCGCCGTCATCGGTTGTGCCGTCAAATGGCCCTAAGTCCAAAAGCAAATTGCCGCAGCGAATAGCCTGCCCGATGTCCGACACGCCGAGCAGCGAATACTTTTTACTGCTGTTCGGGTCTGCGCCAGCGGCCCGCGCTTTGAGCTTTAATTCAACGTCTTCAAAAATCAGCGGTCGCTCTTGGTTCTTGCTCGCGGCATCGCGGAAAGTCACAATCACGCGAAACGGTAATTCTTTCGCGTCCAATTGGCTCGCCTTCACGCTGCTGTGTGAGCCTTCGTTTGATTCGTCTTCCAAGCAAATATTTCGATCTTCGCCCCGGTCTGAGAACACGGGCGCAAGGTCTAGGTTTTCCCATTTACTGAGTCCCATTATTCGCGTTTGCCCGCGATGTGGAAATGGCAGCGTAAAGCGTGCCGCCAAGCACAGGTCATAGAAATGCCGCTGCGCTGTCTTGTCGAGCAATTGACCGATGAACGTGGCGCGCGTGCTGACAACCGGATCGCCTGCCGCGTCCAGCGTGGTCACGGTTTCATTGCACCACGCGGCCAAGTCAATCACGTCCTGAATCGGCAGGTTGCGGCCTTGCGCGTGCCCCCAACGCTCATTTGTCCAGGCGTCAAGGAATACCCACGCGGGATTTGTCGTATAGCCTACCGTGTAAGTGTCAGGGCCGGAGTAAATCTTGATGTCGTCAGCCCCGCCGCAGTACACGCGGCCTTTGAGGTCGCCGCCTGATGTATTTTGAAAGTTGCCCTGAATACGGCCAACAACTAAAGCTGTGCCGGAATAGTTGCCCACGTTCGGACTGAAGAAAGTTTTGCTCTGTCGCTTCTCTCCCGTGCGATAGGTTTGATGCTCCCATCCAACCAAAATATTATTGATCTCGAATTCGCTGATATAGCTAACGCGGCCTTCGCACACCGCGAACAAGCACAGTACCCAGCCCTTGTCAGGATGCTTTGTGTTCACGTCCACCGCGTAGCCCATTAAGTCCAGATCGTCAACGTACTGCGCGCCGTAGACGCGCCTGAGCGGTCGCTTGAGGTTGTTTTCATTGCCGCGAACGATGGAATAGAGCTTGCCGTTCGGGTACAGGTCAGGCACGGTATCAAAGCCGAGATAGCTCAGGGAGTCGCCAAGCCGCGCCTCGCAAACTGTTCGACTGTTGCGCGGGCATTCGGTGAACGGGTCAGAGCCGTTAAGATTGCCGAACAAGCCGCCCGGCAGATGACGGTTGTAGGGGCAATCGCCTTCGTCAATTTCCGCCTGCGTTTCTCTCAGTGCGCCGAAGATGGCAGAGCAGCTAGGCCAAAACGCGCGTGAAGGTAAGGGCTGAAGGCTGCTTCGATAACCGTAGGTGACGGGCACGGTGAAGTGCGTCCAGCCAATTTCTTTAGGACTGCCTAACTGCCCGTGCCACTGGCTGAGCAATAGTCCGGTTTCGGGAAACCAATAGAAGACTTCGACGCGATGGCCGAAACTGTGAGTACGATGTAGCGCGCGGATCGCGCCGTCACCGTCCCAAAACTTCAGGTCAATGTGGCTGTCTGAGATGCCGTCCTCAATCGGCAGCGTTTGCAACTGATCCTGCTCGAATCGGACTTCTAATGGCGAGACTTCATCCGGCAAGCTCGCGCCGAAGACTTCGCCCGCTTCGGTCGAGCAATACCAAGTCGTGCCGTCCGGCTGCGGCCAGTCCACGCGGATTAGCTCACACACCAACGGCGATTGCAGCGCCTTGATTGCGCTGAAATCTTCCGATGCTAGGTCAGGCAGCCAAATCATCAAATCTCTTGCGGGTTGTAATCGTTCGCGTCCAGACTCTTCACTCTGGCCTGCATAATCGTCAGCCCGGTATTGAACAGATATTCAGTGTCAAGGCCGTAGTTGAGTTCGTTTTCGACAAAGCGCGCGAATACCTTGTCAGCCGTGCGTGTCACGTCATCAGGGAACGGGTCACGCATGATAAAAATCTCCGAGTCCAATTCGAGCTTGTGTTTGCGCCAAAACTCCCACAGGTAACGCGCGCGAGTCTCTGGGTACGATTCGCCGCCGCCAGCGATGTGGATGTCAGGCAAGCAATCAACGCGAACGCGCCAAGCTCGCAAGCCCTGCACTGAGCCAAGTCGCGCGCCTGCGGTGTAGCCGTCGCCATAGTTAGCCGTGAGCCGCCGCGCCTGTAGCCCGATTTGCTCGAAAATGAATCCAGAATCATCAAGCGTTTCGTATGGCATTACACCGTCCTCTCTCTCAGCCGTGCGCCCAGCAAGGCATCACCGTTCACGGCGTCAACCATCGTGCGTCCGACTTCGCGCACGTTCTTTTTGAGCGACGCCAGCACCATATTGTCTGCGCTGGTGGGCGTCAGTTTGTCGTTGATCGCGGCCAATAAGTCTTGCGTGCGTTGATGCTGGCGGTCGCTCATATACGCCTCGCGCGGCAACGCCTGCCCACTGTAGAAGCGATTGCCCGCGTAGCCTTCGCTCGTCACGTCACGGTTTAAGCCTGCTTCGCTTGGGTTGGATTTTTGTTTGCCGTTGAATGAATTACCCGCAAGCGCGCGGCCTGCGATAGCTGCACCTCCTGCCACGCCTGCAAAGATCGCGGCTGCGGTGAAGTGGCCCGCGCTTTCTGCTGGGTTTGTAAATAACGTGGCGAAGCCTTTAGCAGTCTCGACTATTGCAAGAATGGCTGATTCTGCGGCTGCACTAGCTAAGACTTGCGCCGTTATCTTCTTGAGTGCTGCTGGCCCTGTTTCGCCCATTAATACCCAATTTTCAATCATTGAACCAACGCCCTGTGACCATTGGCTAAAAACCTCCGCGCCTAGCGCCTTCACTTCTTCAAAGGCCGATTTCATCCCGGCGACAGCGCCCTGCATTCTTGTCATGTCAGGGAGCATTTCACCTTCTTCGTTGCGCAGCCCGCTGATGTTGATGCCCATCCGTTCAAACAAGCTGGGCTTCTTTTTCTGCTTCGGCTCGCGCTCTTTTTCTTGTTGAATTTCCGCCGAACGCGCGCGGTTGAATAAGCCTTCCAACTCTGCGCGCTGCTGTGGTGGCGCATCTTCCGGTAACTCAAGAATCCGCCGCTGTAGCCGCTGTGCTGGCGTTAACCCTTCGGCTGCGTCAATGATGCCCTGAAGTCCCTTTTTGATGTCTTCGTATACATCTGCGGCCCTCACGCCTTGCCGTGTTTGCTCATCAAGTGCTTCTGTGATCTCGCGGATAAGGTTTGGCACTTGCAATGCCTCTTCCGAGATGTCGCCTAGTAGCAATCCGATCTCACCGCTGCGTGTCCTACTAACCGCTTCGCTCAGTCCCTTGAGAGAGTTAATGAATTCGATTTGCTGGCGCACAAGCCCATCGCTGCCGGGAATTGCGCCGCTGATTGGGATATTGGGAGCGCCTTCAATCGTGCCGAGTTCACGCCGCAGTTTGAATAATTCTTCCGCGCGGTCAAGTTGCTCTTGTATGTCTTGATTACGATTGCGGGCTTGGAATACCCGCAAGTCAGACAGCCCAGCAATCGCCTTCGCAGTCGTTACGGCTTCTTTGAGCAAATCGGATAAGACTTTTTTGACTTCGGATTCCCTGAGGCGAATGCCAATCAAAAATCCCTCAACCACATCACTGCCCAGCTTCATAAACAAACGCGATGGCGAACGCGAGATAAGCGCATCTTTGGCTGACTGATAGGCATTCAGCGCCATCTCTTTTGTGGCCGTCCATAGTTTTGAAGCCGTGTTCTTGATGCCCTGAATGACGCCTTGCACGATGGACACGCCAAGCTCAATCATCTTATTCCGTATCCAGGCATTCAGGTCTAACAAGCCGCCGATTGCCAACTTAAATAGCTCGTGTGCGCGTTGCGCGAACAAGCCAATCACCTTTGCAACGCCGCCAACCGCTGCCTGTGCGGTCTGAATCAGCGTCTTCCACGCGCCAGACCAATCACCGTTGATGACCTGCATCCCAAGCTTGATGACACCTAGAACGGTTTTGATTGCCGTGCCAATGGTCGCAGAAAGTATCTGCCAGGATGTTTTGATAACTGCGACAACTTCAGCGCCGTGTTTTGACCAGAAAGCCTTGACTGCATTCAGCACGGTCTGCACTGTCTGCTTGATGAGCGGCAAATTTTCTTTCCACCATCCGACTATCACAGCGCCCTGCTCTCTTGTGGCTTTGCTCATTTCGGCAAAGGCTTGCTGTGTTAATTCTCGAATTCCACCAAAGTTCGTTGCCCACGCTGCGCCCAATGCTGTAGCCGCTGCGCCTAATGCCGTGATCGCAGCCACAGCCGGAACGCCCAGCGTGCCAATTGCCGCCGTGACAGCGCCCAATCCAACCACTATTGGCCCTAACGCTGCCGCGAACACTCCCAACCCAACCGTGACCGCTTGCGTGGTTGGCGAAAGACTGCTGAACTTTTGCGACAGGCTTTCTATTGCAGGCGTGATGACATTGATAGCGGGCACGATGGCTTTCAGTAACACATTGCCGAGCGGAATAAGTGCCTGCTCTATCGTGTCTGAAAGATTCTCAAAACTGTTCTGAATACCGCCTGACACCTTCGGCATCTTTTCTAACTCAGCAACGATCTTGGTAATAAAGTCAGTGGCAGTGATTTTTTGCTTTTGCAGTTTTTCCGTGTCTGCCGTGCCAAACGCCGCCTCCATCACCTTGCGAATTTGCGGCACACGCTCTGCCAATTGGTTGATCTCTTCGGCACTGACCTTGCCCTTTGATGAGATTTGCGAGAGTGCTAAGCCTACGCCGTCAAGCTCAGCCTTGCCCTTACCAACCGTTGCCAACGCATTGCCGAACGCACCGAGCGAGCGCCGCGCCAAGTCTGCCGAGAGTCCCGCTGCTTGTAGGTTGATTGATCCTTGAATCGCCTCTTTGAAGCCCAGCCCCGGCAGTTTGGCAACTTCTTTCAGCTTGGAGATTTCTGCTGTAGCTGCTTCGGATGACTTCATTACGGCAGTCATCCCGCGAGTGAGTGAGTCAAAGTCCTTTGCTGTTTCAATCGCCCGCTTGCCCAATAGCGCGAGCGGCGCAGTGATAGACAACGACAATCCTGCCCCGATACGAGTGATTGACGCGCCAGCCTTTTCTAGTTCCTTGAATCGCTTTGCCAAGCCCGACGCGGCCTTGTCGGTAGCAGCGAAAGAGCGCAACGCATTGGCCGCGTTCGCGTCAATCACTACTCCAAGCTTATAGGTTTCAAGGTTCTTTGCCATTGGCTCAAAATAAAACAGCGGGCTATTGCTGTTTTGGTTTAGCAGTAGCCCGCGCGTTCATGAACTGTGTTAGGCGGCTCACCCAATATACATCCCATTCGTTTTCAATCTCTGATGGATTGACGCCCATCTCACACGCGAGATACAGGATGTTTAGCTCGCGGAAGTTGACGCCGCGTTGGTTTCCGTGTTCAAAGTATCGCTTGAGTGCCCCGCCGTAGATTTTGGGTCAGGATTCATCGCCTCTTGGATAGCCTTAAAACAGGCAGATTGAAAATTGATATCCGACTCTTTCCAGTCATCCAGCGTGGGCTTGTGGGTATCATCTCCCGAAGTCAGGCTAACCACGAAAATAGCCAAATACTCCGGGAGTTTGATGACATCTGATTCTTCATCAATGCCACCAATCTTTTTCAACTCTTCCTGCAATTTAAGACTTATACCTCTGAATTGCAGGGCAAATTCATTGCCGTTATATTTGGCTTTCGTGGTATGAATCGCCTTCGATAATTTGCCAAAGTCCATAAATTCGTGGTTTTCCTTTTCGTGGTTTTAGTGAGCGTTACGTGAGCCGCACTGTGTAGCCGTAGCGTCCGAAGTCATCACTGTCATCGTTGCTGCGGCACAGGTCAGCCATCGGAATCAGGCTTAATTCGTAACTGCCTGCCGCCTCGTTTGATTCGGTATCAACCAGTTGCAGCGGCCCCGGCGTCAGGCGACAGCGGAACAAAACGAGCTTGGTTTTTTCATAGCCGCGATTGGGATTTTCGCCAATCAGCACAAACCAATATTCATTGGCTGCGGCTGCGTTGCGAGCGAATGACAGGATCGAGCGGCTGGGCGTGGTGTACGTGGCCTGTAAGGGTTGCGTGTAGCCCGTGAGGTTGAGAATAGCGATTGCGCCGAGGTCTGCATCAAGCGTGTAATCGGTGTTAAGAACAAGCGTCGCAGGCGTGCCCTGAGAATCTTTTATCACCACACTCGAAACGTCATCAGGCAGCGCCGCGCCGGGCAGCAAATGCGTTTCACCGACTGCGACGGTTGCCGGAAAATCTTCAAGGGTTACTGTCTCGCCTGCACGGGTCTGCAATTCGCCGTGCGTGAAGAAGGCGAGGTTTTGCAGCGTGGCTTCTTTCAGCGTCATCTTGGCGCTGACATCCAGCTTGCGCGGGAACGAAGCGTCACGCACCTTGACGCGGCCCTGACTTGTCCAGTTTTCAGCGTATTCCGCCTCAAAATTCATCTCAAACATCGGGCAATCGCCCAAGTCCTGCAACTTGCCGGGCTTGCCGTTCGTGTCGCGCGCCGCCAGATAGAGCTTGTTATTGAGAAGCTTTAGATAGTTAACAGTGTTGCAAGCCATAGTTCCCCTATTGGTAAGGATTGAAGGCGCACGTGTTGTAGAGGATCGTAAATTCCACAACTGCCGCGCTGATTTCGAGATTTTCCGCTTTGATGTCCGGCCCTTCGCGGCTGGGCATCGTCGTCGCCGCCAACTTGCCCCAAGTCTCATCAACGCCAATCGCCGTTTCGATGTCACCGATGATCTTGCGGCACATCGCCGCAGGCGTGTTTGACTTCACGTAGCAGCGTACTTGGATTGTCAATTGCCGATCCGCTTTCTTGTCGCGCTGATGCTCGCGTGAGGTTTGATTCTCAACATCGAACACGCCCATATACGGCAATTCGTGGTCACTGCCTGCGCCCTGCGCGTGACGTGGCCAGTCAAAAACCTTTTCGTTGATGTCCGTCACATACGCGCCTGAGCCGTTGATGAGCTTTAGCCGCTCAATCACCGCATCAATCAGTTTTTGCCTGAGCGTATCGGCCATCAGTACAATTCCAACTCAATGCGCGTAACGCCCGTTCCATCGGGCTTCGGCAAGGTCACGGTGTAGTCAACGCTGTCAATCGTGCAGGTGTCGCCGCGCTTGACATCAGCCACGTCTGCCGACTTCGCGTAGCAAAACGGACGGTCTGCGGAAACGCTCACTTCGCCCATTTCGACAAACTCAGTCGGCACATCAAAGATCACAAGGCAGGTTGCGATGGTGTCTGCGCCCCGCGTAAACACGGCCTCTACTGCGAAGTCGTCGTCATCAAAGAACTGGTCTAAGTCTTCGGCAAAGGCCATCTAATCGCCTCAGTCTTCCGAGAAGTTGCCCACTTTGCGCGGCTGCTTCTTCGGGATGTTCGGAAGCGAGGCAAGAGGTTGTGCGCCGGACGGCTCCCTGTCCTTATCAGCCTCTTGCCCTTCTTCCTTGTCGGGATCATCGTTAGGGGAGAAGTATCCCGCGCCAATCAGTACCGCCGCGTCGTCATCGGGCACTTCCAAGTGTTCGCCCGGCTCGCGCCATTGCGTGTCATAGCGGCAACGTTTTGTAAAAGTCCCTGAAACCATTATTTCTGTGGTTGGTCTTTCGGCGCATCGCCTTCTTTGAACTTGCCTTGTGCGGCGTAAATCTTAGCAATCACTTCCGGCAATGTGACCGCATCGCCAGGGAAGTAATCTTTGCCATCCCAGCTAAAGCCGCCCACACGCCCTTTCGGGATGTGACCTTTAATTGTCTTTTCTTTCTCTGCCATACGTTCCTTTCGTGGTGAAAAAGTAGGGGCAGTGATGAGCCGCCCCTATTCAGCAGCGAGTCCTACGTCAGTATGGAATCGTTAAACTGTTTGGCCCGTGCCTTTGCAGAAGGCTTCGGGATGGCGCACGTCAAAGTCACACATCAAGAAGCTGGTGATTTCAATCATCGCCTGTTTTTTCAAGCGGTACGGGTCAGTGATGAGTTCCATCACGCCCCATTCAGCCCAGAGGAATTCAGACCACGTGCCCAGCACGATGCCGTGTGAGCTTCCGCCCGTTGGGTTGCTGCCGCTCATCACGGCGCTGACTTGGTTTGTCGCTTCGCAGCGAATGCCGTTCAGCTTGCCGTCGTGCCAAAGCGCCTGACTGCCTGCGGCTGAAAATTCGAGCGTCTTTTTACCCTTGCCAACAGCGCCGGGCGTGGTCAGGAATGCCGCCGCGCCGAGGTCTGCGTTGTCTTCCGCGATCAGCGTTTCCATGTCCGTCAGGATGTCTTTGGTCATCGCGCCGCCGAAGGCTTTGGCGTTGACGCCGCTGATGCCGTACAAGCCGAGCGGCTGATTGCTCGATCCGCTGCCGTGAATGGCCGCGCGGTCAACTTCCAGCGCCATTGATTTAGCCAAGTCCATTTGCACAAGGGTTTCGATATTGATTACCGCTTGCGCGAGCAGTTGGCGGCTGAAACTTGTCGAGGACATCAGCGATTTGGGCGACAGCGTAACGCTGCCGGTTGTGAGGTTGCTATCCGATACATCACTGCCGGGGTTTTCCGCAACCCACGAGGCAGTGGCTTTGCCCGTTTGCTTCAGGAATGACACGTTGCCGTTTAGCCCGGTCAGCTTGGTGACGCCCAGACTCAGCACCTTCGCCATGTTGTAAAGGTACTCAATGAAGCCGCCGTATTCGGTGTAAACCGATTCCGCGCCGGCTGTGGCTGTGGCAGTGTCCAGTCCCGCGCGCTTGAGAACGTCTTTCGGGATGCCGGTTGGGATCAGCACGCCGCCGCGCGTAACAATACCTTGCTGTTTCAGTGCGCGCTCCAAGTCCTGATGGACATCAAGCTCAAAACATTTCGCGTCGTTAACGCGGCCCTCTGCCAAAGCTACGAGCGCGGTGATGGCGCGTGCCACCGAGTAGTTCTTGGCGTCTTTCGGCTGCAAATTAACCTTCGGCTGTGGCTTCGGGATTTCGGTCTGAGCCGCTGCGCGCCGCTCCGCGATTTTCGCTTTCAGCCCTTCCTCTGTGGCGTCGGCTGAAATCGCGTAATCCCGAATAAATTCCGCTTCGTTAGGGAAAAGCCGGATGTAAAATTCAACGTTCTCGATCATAGGTTTTGATTTCCTCTCCGTTACGGATTCAACGCGCGGCTGCGCGGCTGTTACAGGTTCGCTCTCAAGGGAGCGTTCGGAATCGGTGTCTGTCGCGGCTTCGCGGTTTTCGGTGCAGGCGTTGCACTCGCAATCTTCAGCGTGCCGTGCGTCTTCCTCGCGGGTCGTAAGCGAGCGGCCCACGCCAACGCTGATGTCGGCAGGGATGGTCACGAAGGAAGCTTCTAGCGGTTCCCAATCGTCGCTCTTGTAGGTTCTGATGCCAGCGTCCTTGTCTTCTGATTCAAGGTGCAATTCGTGAATGATGAAGCCGCCGCTAATGCTGCGCGGTATGCCGTCCTCAATGTCGTTTAGCTCGCGGTCAGCTTCAGGGCAGCGCGAAAACTTCACTGTTGCTCTCAGCACGTGCCCGTCAGTGTTGACGTTGAGCAGCCCGCCAATTTTTTGCGCGCGGTCGTGTTCGAGCAGCGCAGGCGCGTTGTTCTTGATGCGCTGCATTCGGATGCACTTTTTTTCGTGATTGAGGATTAAGCGGCCAAACCAATGCTCGATAGGCTTGTCTGACGTGATGGCAATTTCAGCAGTGCGGTTTTCGCGGTCGACTGCCGCGCGCTCAATCGGAGCGGCAAGCTTTAGCTCTCGCCCGATGATTTCTTTCTGTAGTTGCTCAAGTGTCAGGTTTTTCATAACTGCCTAGTGGCAGCGTGAAAATAATTGAGCTTGAGTTTTGATTTCTCTGCTACGGCTGGCTGAGTTGTTGTTGAAGTTGGCGAGGCTGTTTCGGCGGGCAAAAAAGAAGCCTGCCATCGCTGACAGGCTGTAATGGAGGTTCACCCGTATGGTATCTAACGGAAGTAACTTTATGCCTCTTCTTCGGGCTGCGGCTTCGTGGCGGGCTGCGGATCAACCCATAACCCGGCCTCTTTTAGGATGGCTTTTTCTTCTTTCAGTCGCTCAACGACTTCTTCAAAGTCTTCGCCCTGCTCAGCAAGTATGTCGCTTCGCGTGGCTAGGTTGTTATTAACCGCTTCAATGTTCGCGGCGATTTCTTTGGCCGGGTCAATCCAGACCCATCCTTTAGGCTGAAACTTTACAACAACGCGCGCCAAATCTTCGGCCTTGATGTCAAGCTGCCCGCTCAGCCAAGCCTGCTCAAGCCAGCGCCAAAACACCGGCTCACAGAAATGCTCGATTGTGAATCGTTGCAGCGCCTTCCATACCTCGCGCTCCTCTTGCAGTCCGTGACGAATGCTCGAATAGTTCACGCCTTCCAAATCGTTAGCCAGACTGTTATAGCTAACTCCTAAACCGCCAGCAATGCCGCGCAAGACGCCCTTTACGAAGCCCGCGTAATTCGTGTTTGGGTGCGTTGGATCATAAGCGATCCATTCGTAGCCAGCAGGGAGAGACTGAATCATTCCCGGCTCGACTTCCTCAAAGGAAATATCTGGCACGTCGCCATCATAGCCCTGATCCGCTGGCGGTTTTAGAAACCCACCTTTACATGCAGCAACGCGCGCCTGTACAAGCTCTGCTTCTTCGTAACCATTCAGAATTTTCAGGCGCATCATTGCCGAATGAGCAAACGGCATCCCGCGCGTGGCCGTATCGTCCTCTGAATCATCAGGCAAGAATTCGTGAACGATCTCACTGGCAGGGACACGCACGCGATGCCGATTGGCCCGCAAAACGTTCGGATCAGTGTAGGTGTCCGTTGGGGGAGTCAACCAATAGGCGACGGGCTTATCGGCGTCGTCAATCTCAACTGACATCACGATACGATTATTTGAGCCGGGTTGATTGCCGCTAAATGTCTCATCCAGCCAACCCACGTCAAAGAATTGCAGCGCGAAGCCGAACGGGTTGGCTTTGTCGTACTTGATTCTAATCAGCACTTCGCCGTCACGCGCCAGCGTGGTCACAAATCGGCGCTGTGCGTCTGTCCAAGTCAGCCGCCCTGATGTCGAGCAGAATTCTTTGCGTGACCACTTCTCAAAAGCGGATTCAATCTTTTTGTTGAGCGCCTTGTCTACCTTATCGCCGCGCAGCATTTTTGCCTGAGCCTGTAGCTTGATGCCCTTGCCCACGATGTTGCTGCGGCACATCCGAAGGAACTGCTTTACATAATCATCATTGCGGCTCAGGTCACGGCTACGCGCACGCATCGCCTGCAACCATTGCCGCCGCTCCGTGCGCTCTGACGTTGGGGCAGTTACCCAATCGCTCGTAAGCCGCGAAGCTTGCGCCGCGTTATATGCGCGCCGGATGGCCTTCTTTGGTTCAGGCTGGATTGGTTGCAGGCCAATCCGCTTTAGCATGCGCTGCCAGAGGTTCATTGTGGTTTAGTGAATCGGGTATGAATGGTTTTGAAAAAGCCGCTGCCCTTGCGCAATCGCTCAGCCTGTTGCTCGCGTGCGTACAGGCTCGCGTAATGCGTTTCCGCTGCGATCAGGTCTGCCCATTCCATGCGGCGCAGCCGCCGCATGGAATTGCCTGACTGAATCTCATATTCAAGCTGATCCTGTGTCGCCTTGCCAAGAATCGTCGCGCGGATCGCGTCAAGAATCTTCTTCACTTCCGAGCGTCCGTCAAACGTGGTCGAGGCTGTGCCCGTGAGCGAGGGCAGGACTTCCACTGTGCCGTGTGACGCGAGAACTTTTTCAGAGCCTTTCGTCAGGTAGCTTTGATAATTCCACACGCCCGCCGCGAGCGTGTTTGCCACGACTGAGATGGTCACAAGGTAATCGTCACCGTCTGCTGTGGCAATGACGTTGATGCCGGTCGCCGCGCCGCGAAAGTAATACGTGAGCGTCCATTCTGACGCGGGATAACCCGTGAAGCTCTTTTTGAACTTCACGGTTTCCCCGCTTACAAAACTAGCAGGCTCGTCTTTTGGGATTATCGGGTCACTCATCAGTTTAGCTCTGGCCTTTGCCAGCCTGTCGAGGCGTACACGACGGCGTGAACAAGCCACGATTGCCCGCGCCTTCTATTGCCGCGCGCAAAGCACTCAAACGCCTTCGCGGTACAATAGATTGCTATTTGTCGCCTCGTTGCTTTCATTACGTCAACGCGATTTCGCCCGTTTTCTGTGTGCCGTCGGCATACTTGACGCGCACCATCAGTTTGTTATTGCCTTCGTCAAGATAGAACTGCGCTTGCGATGCCGCGATTGTGGGCGCAGAGCCAGGCACGCTAAGTTTCGTAGGCAAGCCCCACGCTGCCGAACCAAGCAATACCTGCGCTGCATCGTTCGGCGCTTTGGGCGCAAATCCGTGCTTTGTGGTTGATACGTTGTCGTCCGTGTCGTCGTTTAAGCTAATGCCAGTCTCATCAACTGTCACGCCAATTGTTTCAGCCATAAATTTACCTCCAACCGTTTACAAAAGACTTTTTTCTGCCTATTTGCCCTAAAAACGGTCTTTTTTGCTGTTTTTTGGGCTTATTCACGGCTAATTCTAGCTCCGCTTCGTGACTTGATTTCTCTGCCACGTTGACGTGTGCCTGCAATTCAGCCAGTTTTGCCAAGTTCGGGTTGAGGATCGCCAGTGCCGCCATCGCGTAAACGCGCAAGTCCAGCGCCTCGTTGCGTGCCGATTGCTTGATCTTTACCCATATTCTTTGCTTCACGCCGCGAACGTATTTTTCTATCGGCTTTTCTGAAACAAGCTGAGAAAAATAGTTTTCGTCATAAAGCGGGTTGCCGGTGTCATCGCACGTGTTTGGGAAGTGGCAATAGCCCGGCCCCTCTTCGCTGATTTGCAAACTGGCTGCAATCGTGTCTTTAGCTGTCTCAGTGCCGATGCTGAACAATTTAATCGGCGGCTTGCCCTGTAATGACGGCTTGCCCGTTAGCGGCTTGCCGTAGGTGTTCGAGCCTTTGACCGCAAACCAGCGCCGCCCCGCGTTCTGGCGACAAAACGCGTATACCTCTTGTGTGTGATGCCCGCCTGAGTCAATCCCCGCGCACTTGACGGTAAAGGTTCTGCCGTCGGCGTCAGTGAATTCTTTCGTCAGTGCCAGTTTTAATTCATCCCACACTTGGCGCTGTGACGGATCGCCAAACAGTACGCCGCGCGTGATAGACCAAGATTCCTGATCTATGCCCCAGCCCACTATCTCGAATTCCAAGCGGTTGCTCTGCACGTCCACGCCTGCGGTCAGCACGATCACGCCGGGCGGGATTTCCGCGCCGTAGTCCTCGCATCGTTCGGGCAGCGTGCCAAGCTCGA